GAAGATGCAAATAAAGTATTAGAAATAGTAAAAGAATTGCGTGATAATCAGCATGAAATAGAACAGCTTATACTAAAAGCAGCAGAAGAATATGAAAGAAGAAGGAACGCATACTTTCTTATTGCTTGTTATCACTTAGCAAGAGTTGTTGAGATAATAGCTCAGTATAAGACTGGCATACATACAGACAATACAATAAATAGCATAAACTACCATTTCCAGTATATATCAGAATGCCTTTCGCATGCAGTATTCATTATACAAAATTATTGTATCGGCTGGCTTCATGCGGCGGCCGTTGAAATGATAAAAAATCAAAAAGGAGGAAGGTAAAAATGAACATAGAGACAACTTATTACACAATATTAAGCCAATTGAAAAACACAAATGATGACTATATTGGATTGCATTACGTTTGGAAATATGGAGATAATTCTATTGCAACAGAAAGGTGTGGTGAGCATATATTTATATCACGATTGCTATGTTTTAAAGAATTGGAAAATAAAACAAACATATTAAATATATTAAACAAACCTGATAATTATAGCTATTTATTGTGCAAAGCAGTAGAAATTTCAACAGAAAAAACATGTTCACACACTATATATGGATGCTGGAAGAAATTAGTTGTTAAAAAGTTTGGTATTTATGATAGAGAAATAAAGGACAAAGATATAAATATAAAAGGAATAAAAAACATTCCGCCAGGACTTGAAAATGTCTTTTATTACATCAATAGCATCGTTAATGATATAAAAAATGCAAGGGACAGTTATATTTCAGGATATCATATATGGAAATACGGGAAATATTATATAGCAACTGTTCATGATAAGAGTTGTAGGTACATCTCTTACTTGTTAAAACTTGGAGATTTTTTTATGTGGAGGCCAGAAGGATATAATTATTACAAATATGACATCGACGCATTCATAGAAATATCAGCAATTAAAAAAATTGAGCATACTGCGTATGATAATGGCAGGAATTGGAAGAAAGAAGTTGTTATTAGTTTAGGTATTTCTAAATTAAACCGTTTTTCAAATAAAAACAAAATATAGAAGGAGGAATAAAAATGAAAAAGACAGTAAAAGCAGAGTTCGAGTTTGAGTTTGATCACAGCAAACAAAACATCTATGAAGCCTGTGGAGTGAATGAAGAGGTTATAAAAGATTTTCTGTCAAAGGGTGTAGTGAACTATATCAGAGAAGTAGATGCTGAAGATGAAGACGCTATGAAGTTATCTAGTGTGGTGGAGTGGGCAGTAAAAAACGCCCCCAGCGATTATTTAGCGTTTCTTTTGTTCAGGGACTTGAGAGAAGTCTTAGATAAGATATATGAAACCCTTATAGGAGGAAAAAATAAAAGGAACTGAAGTATGCCTAACAAACGAATCCCTGTTCGGGTGCTCTGCCCTCCAATTGAACATGCAATCTTAATTGTAGTCTCATATCATGGATCCTGTATGAAGGCAGAGTGCAAACTTCCAGAAGGAAAGAAGATAACCTGTCGATGGAAAATGAATTTCAACTATTCTGCTCATCATAATGCAGAGAATTGCGCAAAACTTCTATTACGTAGGCATCATCTGGCTTATGGAATCAACAAGTATGTGAAGCTCCCATACGTTGTGTGGGAGCTAAAACAAGGAACAACATTCGCATTTACCTATGATCCAGATGTAGAGCCAGAATTTTATACAAATGGAGAACTTTATGACAAAAGAAGAATTCATCGAGCAAAAGCTCAAGGAGCCAAATAGAAGTACACTCTTTGGCTATCATTTTATACAGCAATGGAATGAAAACAAACGAAACTTCTACTTGAAATACGTCCTGGGTCTTACACCTACAAGAGTAAAACCTGGTCTCATCCTAGGTCGATCTATCCATGATGCAATGGAAGCACTCTACAAAGTCTCTACTTCGATTGAAGACATCATTGACATCTTCAACGAACTGATGAAGCAACGATCATTTGACTATGAAGATCCTACACTGTTCAATAATGATGTAAAGCGTGGTCGAGCTATGCTGATGGCCTGGGCAAATAGATTTCTTGAAGAAGATCTCAAGGAGTGGAGAACTCTTTATGCTGAAGTAGAACTGGAGTTCAAGCTAGCAAATGGATTTCCGATGACCTGTAGAATTGACCAAATACGCCAATCTCCTCAAGGAATATTCATCATAGAACGCAAAACCACTGGATACTCCATCAATAATGCTGCTATGGGTGTATTTATGCAAGATCAATCCACTACATATTTATTGGCATGTAAGAAATGCTACCCAGACATAGAGATAATCGGAGTATTGCCAGAAATACTGTATGCTAAAGGGAATGTGGCCGAAGCTCAAAGACCCATTATCGTAAGTCGTTCAGATGCAGAACTCCAGCAATGGGAGATGATGCTAATCGGACTCTTTGGAGACCTCTATGCCAAACTCCTTATGTGGAAGTCTGGATTTCCCGATGGAGTATGCTTTCCCCGAAATGGTAAAGATAACTCCTTCTTTGGAGATGAATATGGAGACATATCCAGAAGGTATGTGGATCCAGAGGAAGTTCCAACAGGATACAACAAAGATCCAGAAGCATACAAGCGTATTGAGCTGTTTATGGATGTATGGAGCAAAACAGAAAATCCTAAATTTGCTCTTCCAAAGGAGGCTACATTGGTATGAAACGAATCATCCTACTCTTTCTCATATCTTCAGCAGTCCTTATGGCTGAAGATAAAACCGTTAACTTGAGCCGGATTCCTTTTAAGGAATGGTCAACCTGGACAGTAGCGGAGCAACATAGGTTCCTATGGGGATTTCAAATGGCCACTTATGGATACTCAATTCTTCTCTATGAACTTGGTTATCAATCGGCAAAAAAAGTTGATGAAACTTTGAGACGAATACTGGAGTTGAGTACCTATCAAATGTATGATAAAATGAAGCAATTGGAACGAAGCAAAGTATATGCAGATACACCCTTATGGGTGATTATTTATCAGATTCCACAGATTTTTGAAGGAGGACAAAATGGAAACAAAGGACGAAACTAATGCACTTCCAAAGTGGATTCAGAAAACTCAGTATACAGATGAACAAAGTGGTGAATACATCCGCTGTCTCTTTTATGGAGATATAGGAAGTGGAAAGACAAGAGCAGCTTCGACATTCCCGAACCCATACTTCATCAACACGGACAAGGGATTAAGAACGCTGAAAGATTCCCGTCATCCGTTCATAGATCTATCCAGAGATGATAAGATCTATGAAACCATCATCTTACTGTTAAATGACATCCGAAATGGAAAGAATGGTTTCGGGCCAGACGAACCCCTTGGAAACATCCAAACGATTGTGATTGATGGACTTACTTCTCTGGGTGAACTTCTGTTGAAAGAAGCTATGAAAGAGAACCGTCCAGCAATCAAGGACTTATCGAAAGAGAAAGCTCAATTCGATGACTATGGAATGCTGCGTCAGAGATTTTGGAGTATAACTACCTTACTTCAAGATATGAAGAAGAATGTTGTCGCCACTTGCTGGCCTATGCTTGAAAAGGACGAAGAGACCGGAAGACTTGTTGGTCGGCCAAACATTGTTGGAAGCTTCAGAGAAACGGTCGGAGGCTACTTTGATGAATACTACTATCTTGTGTGCAGACCTGGAAAGCAAGGGGAACCTAGCTACATCTATGAAGCCTATACGAAACCCTATCAATATTGGCAAGCTCGGAGTCGGGACGTGATGCCACCCGTCATTCGAGACTTGACATATGATAAGATCGTTAGGAAAAAATGATCTTTATTGTTGGAATGCTTATAGGGATCTTTGGGATGATGCTGCAAGTAGTCATGGTGTATTCCGTAGTAAGAACTCTCATCCGGTTCTTCATGGGACACCTTCTACTCAAGATCTATCCCAAGGATCAGTATAAAATCACAAAAAAGTGGTTAGATGATTAGTTTTGGTGATCAGAGGTAGACTACCGTATGGTAGATCACCTCATCATGGGATGTCATGTGCATCCCCACATAACACTTTAGGAGGTACCCAATGCGGTACGAAATTGACAATCTTGATTCTTATCCCATTCAGACTCTGCTGGACAAAGGCGCATATCGTGTGGCTATTAGTAAGATGGAACCAAAAGAGACTAAATCAGGTGGAATGATGATTGCTGTCGAGCTGGATGTTGTGGACGGGCCCGAACAGGTGAACGGTTCCTCATGTTTAGGACGGAAGCTTTTCTACAACTTAATCCTTCCATCCAGAACACACAAGGATGGTGGAATTGCTGCAGGTGGACGTGTTCGGCAATTCTGTAAAGCCTTTGGGATTCCCTATGATCCACGTGGATTCGATGACGAAGATGCCATCGGGAAAGAAGCAATTGCCATTCTTGGCTATCGAGAGTATGACGGGGAGGAACAGCACGAAATTAAACGCTTCAAAGAAATCAACTAACCCTATATGAGCAGAAAGGAAGAGGAGAGAGCATCTCCTCTTCTATTTTATCTAAGGAGGACATATGAATATTTCTACTGGAAATATGAAAATGAGAAGAGGATTTCTTATCTGGAATATTCTTGAGAGACTTACTTGTCCAGGAGCAACTCCTGAATGTATAAAGCGTTGCTATGCTCACAAACAAACCAGACGATTCGAAGCAGTTCGTGCTTCTCGGCTTTCAAACTACCATGAATCACTTAAGGATGATTTTTCAGAAAATATGATTTCTCTCATTCAAAAATACTCTAAGAGAAAAGCATTCAGAAAGATGGTTCGTATCCATGAAGCAGGAGATTTTTACTCTCAAACTTACGTGGATAAATGGATTCGAATTACAACTCAACTTCCAGATATTAAGTTTCTTGCCTTCACGAAATCTTTCCATCTGGATTTCAGTAAAGCTCCAAGTAACTTATCAATTATCTACTCAATCTTTCCAGATACTCCCCTACCTCATCCCGAAGGTTCTAAAGCCTATTCATTTCCACGGGGAGAAGTTCCTAATGATCCATCTATTCTGTTTTGTTCTGGAACTTGTGATACCTGTATGATGTGCTGGAATCTTCCAAGACTTGGAAAGCACGTTTGCTTTGAATATCATTAAAAGGGGAACATATGAGACTTAAATCCTTAACATTCTGCAATTTAAGCATTGGAAGCTTCAATGGAACCATGGGGTTTATTCCTGAGTTTGTAGATGAACCATCGACAGAACCAGCGAAACTTCTCTGCCAAGAGATACGAAAAATCCTACGTATCGGGCCTTACTTTGCCTCTGTCTTATGGACAGACAGTTCCGAAATGGATGTTTCACCTATCCTACTGAAAGTAAAAGCAGAGCTCCCAGACCTATTTCATTTAGTCGAAAATACATCTGGACGCCTTGGTAAGGTGTCATTTTATGCAGACCGAATCTTCATTCGATGTAAAGATTGGATCGGACTTCCAGGGCATGAGCTCATTTTAACATATCAAGATGGGAGAGATCCTACTAATGGGCTTCCAAACTCATTCTATCAATACTACTGGATTGAAAAAGGTGATGCCACTCCACAACAGCTTGTAAGCTTCTGCTTGCAGTATCCAAAGTGGCGTGTCCATGTTCCACCCAGATCTATATTTTCAACAACCGTTAACTTCTAAGGAGATACAAATGAACTTCATTCGTCAAGTAGAAGATAAAGTTTATAAACTTTGCGGTGAAAAACATGTATGGGGAGAAGGCCCAGATGATGATGGACTTCGAATGGCCTTCATTGGAGAAGCTCCAGGTGAAGAGGAAGAGATTCATCAACGTCCCTTTGTAGGAAAATCTGGAGACCTTCTCAATCGGGCATTCTCAACTGCACTCATCTACCGCCCTTCTGTGTGGATAACGAATGTAATCTCCGTTCGTCCACCAGATAATGACATAAAACATCCCTATGCAAAAGAAGCAATAGAAGCAGAAAAATCTGAGTTCTGGAAAGAAATCAAATTTCTCGTCAAAGAGAAGCATGTTCGAGTGATCGTTGCCCTTGGTCAAACAGCAATGAATTCACTAGGTATATCTGGGAACATTACAAAGAATAGAGGATCTGTCTATGAGTTAAACTCAGATGAAGATTGTGTGGTAGTTCCAACGTATCATCCTTCATATCTACTTCGAAAGGGCCGGTGGTATGAACGGGGAAAGGGTAAAGCAGACCTTTACCTAACCTTCCTTGAAGACATTAAGAAAGCAAAAGAGATTGCCCTCAATGGCTACACCCGCCCTGTGGAGCATTTCAACATCAATCCAACCCTTGAAGATGTGATTGAGTTTCGTAAAAAGGTATTGAAAGAAAACATGTTACTGGCTGTGGATATTGAAACCACAGGAGGTTTGAACAGATATAAGGCAGAAATTGCTATGATCGGCTTCGCTACAGACGGTGAGAATGCCCTTGTGGTACCTTTCTACTCTCAAGGAAAACTTCCCTACTGGAATCAGAAAGATGAACTCCAGGTAAAACAGGAGCTTAATCTAATCCTCCAGCAAGCCAGACTCATGTTCCAGAACTCCCTATTTGATGTACCATTTCTCATCACCAAAGGCTATAACGTAAACTTTGATCATATTGAGCATGATACACTGATTCTGCACCATGCACTAAATCCAGAATTGCCCCATAATCTGGGATTCATTGTATCTATTTATGGAGCCACTCCCTATTGGAAAGAGATAAAGACCAGTAAGAATCTTCCAAATATGGGTTTGTCCGATGAGGATTTTCGTACATACAATGCCCGTGACTGTATTGTACTTCATCAAGTCTTACCAAAACTCCTTGCTGAGTTTGCAGAGAAAGATCCATCTCATCAGCGAATCTATTATGATGAATCTATGAAGCTCATAAAACCCGTAGCAAAGATGATGCTCAACGGAATTGGCTACTCTATCCAACAGCAGCGTAAATGGAACAAAGAGATGAAAGCTACTATCCAGCGGCTTGAGATGGAGCTTAGATCTAAATGGAACCTTCCACCAGAGTTCTCACTCACCAGCGATGATGACCTTAGACTGCTATTCTATGGAGTTGTTCCAAATAGATACATGAAACATATTGAGCTGGAATCAAAAACTCGAACAGATACACAAATCTATGCCACTCTTAAAGCATATAGAAAAATCCTAAATGAAGTGAAACCGTTTCTCATGCCTATTGGATTTGCACCACCTGTTTCACCTAAGGATAAGAAGTTTCAACTTGACAAAGAGGCCAGACTTAAATACATCCTGGCTATGCTTGAACGTGAAGAGCTGGTCAAAAAATTCAAACATCCAACAAAAGAGCATCTAAAAGAATTAGAAGCCTATCCAAAACAACGAGACTTCCTCAATACTTTCAATGAATATGTAACAGCGAAGAAACTCTTATCCACATATTCTGAATTTCCTTCTGTCCATGAGGGAAGGCTTCATCCAGAGTTTTCTATCTGCGGAACTTCAACAGGAAGGTTCTCGTCTAAAACTCCCAATGCCCAGAACTTTCCCAAAAAGGAAAAGAACTTCCGAAAAGTGTTCGTTGCATCAGAGGGAAATCTGCTTGTCTCTGCAGACTACATCAATCTGGAAGTCGGTACGATGGCCTATGAAAGTGGAGAACCAAACTTTATCGAAGCCTTTGAAAAAGGAATCAATATCCATGACATGAATACCAAGCTTCTATTTGGAATTGATAAAGATCATCCAAATTGGAGCATTTCCCGAAGAGTTGCTAAGATCATTCAATTTGGTATTCAGTACGGCGGAGCACCTAGGAAAATCTATCAGCAAGCACTGGTCGAACTCATGAATGCATTATTGTCACGGAACAAGTTTGAGTCAATTGTCACAAGATACTTCCAAGTGAACTCGACATTCAAACAATGGTATGATCGTACCAGAGAGAATGCAGCGAAAACTCGGAAAGTTACCACATTCATGGGACGAGTTCGCTACCTATACGGAAACAAATATGACATTGAGAAGGAAGCCCTAAATACCCCTTGTCAAGGGGCAGCTGCTCACATCATCAATAGAGCTATGATCCGAGTAGACAATCGCTTGGAAAAGGAACTTCCGAACGTAAAGCTAGTACTTCAAATCCACGACGAATTGATCTTTGACTGCCCAACAGAGGACGTCCCTAAACTAGTTCAAAGACTACAAGAAGAAATGCCTAAGGAGGTCAATTTCCATGGAAAAACGGCAAGGTTCCCTATTGACATCGAAGTCGGTCCATCATTCGGTGAACTCAAACCCCTACACGGAAACTAACCCACCTGAGACATTCTCCCACAACCGCAGCAAACACGAGTGGAAAGAACATCTTCTCATAGATCCAGAACCTGGTGAAGATGATATGCCTAAGGATGGATTCATTTCTGACTTTGTACTGGGATTGAAGGGAGTATCTACATCCTCTCTAATGTCCATTTGGGCTGCTATTGCAACCATCTCCTCTGTACTGAAGCGGGATGCTTGGCTGGGATGGTATCCCTCACCCCTGGTACCGAACATGTATATCATCCTGGCTGCTCCGCCTGGGATACTCCGCAAAACAACTGTAATAGATTTTGCAGACTCTATCATACAGAAGATGCCATCTTACATTCAGAACCCTGTTATGCAGCTAAAGAAACAAGTGAACATGCTCCGAGGTGAAATCACTCCTCAAGCACTACATTCAAAGCTAGCTCCAGAAGAGATCAAATACCGTGATCCAACCACCGGTGAGACTGTAAAGATCGACCGTGGATCTCAATTGAGCATATTTGCTTCTGAGCTCTCAACTGTGATCAACAAAGCCAAGTACAACGAAGGAATCATCGAGAAACTTACCTCATTGTTCGATGGCCGAATCACCGGAGACGAACGAGAGACAAAATCCGAAGGGCTTATCCGGCTTCGGAACATCTTCGTAACACTTTTAGGCGCCCTAACACCGGACAATCTAACATCGAGTATCCCTGAAATTGCGCTGGGCGGTGGATTCCTATCCCGATGCGTGATGGTCTACCAATCTAAGCCCACACGCTTCTATCCGATCCCGAAGAAGATTCATTCCGCTCCCGAAGCGGATGAATTGGCCAAGCGATTGGCCTGGATCGCCGAGAACTCTTACGGGGAATATCATCTTACCGAGGATGCCTACGAAGCGTACGAGGCCTGGTACCGCACCTACACCGATGGTTTTATGAAGGCGACTAAGGAAGAGCAGCTCAAACGGGCACGGATGGATAACCTCTTGCTGCGCCTCTCGCTGATCATTCGGGCCCAGCGCTATGAGATCGGAAACGATATCCACCTTGAAGACTTCGATTGTGCGCTAAAACTCTTGACCTCCACCTATACCCACAACCAGGAAGCCTTTGAGACCATATCGATGTCTGAAACGAGCAGAACCTGGTATAACCTATTAGAACGGATCATGATCTACATGGAGAAGGTTCGATCCAGAAGACGACCGGCATTCATCTCGGTGATGAGCAAATGGGGAAACTCTCGTACTCTAACTATGGCACTTCAGCAGCTGGCAGATATGGGATGCATCGAAGTAGAAAACAAACAAGGTCAGCATACAAACAGAGTCCTGGGAAACCACACAGAAACTTATCACTTCATCAAGAAACTCGACACAAGTCTATTTTCCGACATAGGAGGCCCCAAGCAGCCTAACTAAAGCTTCATGCATTTCACCACGATTTGCCGCATCGAATGCATCTACAATGGACTTCATCTGGACAGAACCAGGAACCAATAGTCTGCCCCACTCTTTTAACAATCCAGCCCTGGCTTCCTTACCCTCATATCCAGACTGAAGAGCTGTAAGACTCCTATTGAACAACTTGTAGAATGGCCCTCCATCGAAGGTAGCCTGGTTCCAGGGCATGAAGGCATCTGCTGACATCCCAAAGAACTTCTCGAACGTGACATGTGCGGCTGCTGTAGTGAGGGCCAATCGTCCAGCAAACTTCACCGCTCCCATAGGGCCAGCATTCGTCAGACCACGCTTCAAGTTTTCCAAATAGAATACTCCGTAGGTACCAAATCCGCCGAATAAACGTCCCCAGAACCCATGGAAAAGTATAGGGTTCTCGGAATTCTGATAGGGAAACTGAGTCTCATAAATAAGCTTTGTGGCAAACTTTACCTTTGCTGCCTCTGCCCCTTGGGTTTTAAGTGTATCCAGTATCAGCTTCTGGTCTTGCGGACTTAGACAATCAATCCCACTCAAAGATAAAAACTGTTTCTCATCGATGTAGCGTAGGTTAGTCTTAGGGTCGATCTTATTCCACCGCTTTATGGCATCATCCATCTGATCACTTGCTGCAAGATACGTTACTACTCTGTTCCAGGAGTCGGCATTCTTGTATCCCTTCATACCTGCTTTTGCCAATTTCTCTAAAGGAAGTCGAGCTTCAACATTAGCTAGAAAGGGAGCTTCTTCCATCAACTCTCCAAGATCCCTAAGAATCTTAGTTACTTCCTCGGCACCGAGTTCCGTTGACTTTGCAATGGCACGTACAACAGGAGTTACTCCAATCCTGGGAGCAACAGTAAGCAAAGGCTGAACCATGTTTCTTGCAACCAGAGTAGGTCTAAAAGCCATTGTAGATGTGACCATCAGCCCATTCAATAGTGAAACTACATCATCAACCTGCTTCTTGGATAGACCAGGAGAATGAAGTGCTTTACTCAATCTCTGAAATAACTCAGTTGAAGCTTGCACAGAAGCTTTCTTGAGCATTGCTCCTTCGAGATCCAAATCCATTCCCATGATCTGCTCTCCGTAGCGAACAAATCTCAGAGCGGTCTCTCGATCTTTCGGATAGATGTCCTTCATGATCATTTGACGGAACTTCTCATAAGGTTCTTGAAGAATCTTGCTCTTATATCCTGTCTGGAAATATCGAATGGCCGTGTCACGCATATTTGCATTCTCTGCCCATTCAACCATCTCGCTCACACGAAGGTTTCGGGTAAAGAACTTCACCTCTTTCGGCATATTATTTGTGAACTCGGCAGAGGCGCTTAGAGCCCTAAGAGCACTTTCTGAAGGATCTAACTTCTTTAGATTGTCTGGATCCAGGAAGAACTTCCGAATCCTCGGAGCATAGTTTGTCATCCAAACCATAGGGTTGATATTGAACACATCCTTAGCTTCATCATACATCTTCCTCATTTCGTTTACTGCATCAAAGAGCTCCTTTCGAGGATTTGTGATCTTATTCTTTGCAAGAATCTCTGCCCACTTATCAGGACTTGATTCTAACATCAATAAACTAACCTTCATCTCATCTTTATTCAGAGGCTTAACAATGGAATCGATCAATGCAGCTGCTTTCCGTGAGAATCCAGTTGCTACAGTATTGGCCCTACGAACATCATCCCACGACTTATAGATTTCAGGATTGCCGAGATCATTTGCTACTTTCTGTGCAACGACATCCATAGGCCTGTAAAAAGAAGCCAGAGTTGTGGATGCCTTCACACGACCTTCCGATACTTTCAGCTTAACGGCTTTGTCTATATCAAAAGCAGAAAAACTGGATGTCATCGTTGGAGTGATGCCTTGCATCTCAAAATATAAATCTTCATTTCCTTTGAACAACTGTTTGATAAATGCATCATCTAAGGAAGTAAGCTCCTTTCCAATCTGTGGTGCAGGAGATGCTTGCTTAATTACATTCCTTAACTCAGCTAAACTGGATACAGTCTTGAGGGTCGAGTTTGGATTTAGAGAATCCCTTACAACCCAGCCCCCATTCACTGGAGCTACAAACAATCCTTTGAGATTGGCAATCTCCTCAAGCTTCTCGATGGAATCAGTGGATTTTCTCAAGTATTTCACAAGCTCTTCTCTGTTCTTGAACCTCTTAGTGATGTTTAGATCAGGATCAACAAGCTCGAGATAGCTATCAACGGTTGTAACAACTGCCTCTTTCACCTTATCCTTAGGTAAGTAAGAGACAATCTGCTTCTTCGCTTCTTTACGAAGATCTGCAAACTTAGAGAGTTCATCTGCAATATGCCGTGCATTCCCAACCATCACTGTTTTAGTTGTTCGTATGGTGTTTGCAAATGGATCAATCTGCACAACATTAGGAGCCAATGTATCAGGGAGGTTAGGAACCCATCCTTTACTATACATCTCATGGATCAAATCAGCTTCTGTGTCGGCTGTTACAAGGATTTTTCCTCGCTGACGAACAACAAATCCACCAGAATCTAACTCCTCAATATGTAATGCAAGACGCTTTGCTGCATACTCCTTCAGTTGTCCTACAATCTCTCCAGGAGGCTGATTGGCGAACACGAACTTTCCTAATGATACCGTGTCAGGGAAATCGATCTTCTGTCCATTCAGAATTAGAGTGAAACCTTCTCCATTCTGCCTTAACTGGCTGTTTGGAAACAGTTTCTGAATGTTTGCCTTCAGAATCTCCGGTGAGTATCCATGCTCAATCTGACTCAATTGATCTACGATCTGTGCACCGGTAACACCACGGAGCTTTGATTCTTTGGGAAGCTTCTCAACGATAGAATCGACAAAATATTTAGTAAACTCTTTGCGTTGTTCAGGAGTTATTTGTTTTGGAATAGGGATTGCCCCCACAGTATCCAGCGGATACTTCCCTTTGGCCGCAAAATACTTCTCTGAAGGAACATAGACAGCTCGAATAGGTGTAGATAAACCCTCTCCCACACTAAAGTTTTCCAAATATTTATTTACCTTATCGATTTGAACAACTCCAGCTGAAGTCGGTTCAAGTGCAAGAGATACAGCATCGGGATTGATCTTATCTCGAATTATGGCCTTATCTACTTTGGATGTAACAACTTTTCTAACTTGAAGGTTTGTTTTCGCTACCGATGCATCCAGGGTAGGTGTGAAATCTGTTAGAGAGGTATCGAACTTAAATGCTGCTTTGAGGGCATCAGAGGAACTCGAATATGCTCCTTTTAGAGTGGTCGGTTCTACCATTCCATCAGTAACAATCTTTGTCGCTTTCCAAACCCCATTCTCCTTAACAAGATCCCATCCTTTACTCTGAGCAACCCACGTATTCAGATCATCAACAGATGGAACTTCACCCTTACTAATGTTCTTTAGTACAACATTCCTGGCTTGAAGTCTTACGAATTGTTCTCGTGCAGAATCTGGAAGCTGACTCCACAACTTTGGATCCAGTTCCCCTCCATTCATCAGTGTCTTGATGAAATTATCCATAGCTTGTGGATCCTCAATTGGAGCATTTAGCTTTGGAACTACCTTATTTCCATACACCTTGAAAACAGCCTTACCTGCTGCTTTGAAGGAGCTCAGCACTCCATACATCAACATATCAGCCAGCCAATACTCACCAAAAGTAGATGCAGCCCATTTAGCCTGCTCAGGAAACTCCATTGATGCAATATTCCTTTGATTGAAGGCATCATTCAAATACTCACTCACGACACCAATAACTCCATCTCTGGAGTTGCGAATCATTTCTGGAGTAGCAGATTGGATTAACCATCTGGAAAACTTTGTCTTTCCAACCAATGAAGTTGTAAGAGGAGTAAGCACATTTTTTGTAACCTGTGTCCATAAAGGGGCAGTCATAAGTCGTCCAATAGCAATATCTGTCAGAGTTCCTGCAATAGCCCCTCCAACATTTGCAAACTTAGCCGTTCCTTTTATGTCTGGATCTTTGAGAGCTGTTTCCATAAAATAGGCACGAGCCTTCTCATCATCTGGAGTTTGAGGATAGAATAGTCTCAATGCTTCATTGAAGGCATCCACATTGACTGCTTCAAGCGCACTTCCTGTCATCTCCAATAACCATCGAGCAATACCAATTCGACCAAACCAGGAATCTCCCCAGATGTCAGCAAAAACTTGCCACTTAGCTACGGGGTCTTTCCGTTTAACCGCCTCAGCTAATACACTCTTTTCTAATCCATATTGGCTTAGATTTCCTTCAAACACAGGCGGTGCATTTACAATGTCATCAATTATCTTTTTATAGGTATTATTGTCCAAACTGTTAATAGCTGGATCTACTTCTTTTGTATAGAGGTCTAACCAGTTTGCCCTGAGAGCTTTCTGCTCCTCATATGATAGTTTACTAAATCTATCCTCCTGTTCAATCTCAGCTAAACTTGGAAAGTTAGATTTATCTACCATACTTTGATCCGCTTCCTTTGGCTTGGTTATAGAGATCTTCCTTAATCTGCTCTGGTGTTCTATTCGATCTTGGAGCTGTTCCTTGGATAAGACTGTCTAAGAAGCTTGTAGGGTTATTCCCCCAGATACCTGTAAACATATTTTGAAGGTCTATAGTCGGAGGAGGTATCTGTGGGACTCTATAGCTCTGATTAGGAGCTATTTCGTTTCCTCCACCACCAACGAGAAAATTCCAGAATCTTACGAGCGCTCCAGGTTCCGTCGGTTTCACATCATACCCAAGAGAACCCATAAATGAAGCCATGAGTGCCTCAATAGCTTTCTTCATATCACCCGAAGATTCCTTATGACTTTTTGCCAGATTACCCATAATTTCTGCAGCTTTTGCAGGATCAATACCAGACTTTGATGCCCTTTCTCGAAAATCCATCTCAATAAAGGCAAGGGCGGCATTCCACAAAGCAGTCTTTTTGGCAAGTTCAATCTGATCCTTCTTTAGCTGAAGTTCTTGCTCCATCATATTAGCTTCTTCACGAGCTTTTTTGAGCATTGCTTCTCGAACTTTGTCATCTAACAGAATGGATGTAAGGGCATTAAGCCGCTTTAATTCTACATCTGCTTGTCGGAGTTCCATATCCGATCTTGCTTCTTTCTGAAACATTGTATCAAAAAACACCCTTCCAGGATCGTTAATATTCTCAACGGTTCGAGTTCGAGCAAACTGTGCAAAGAGGTTGTTTACCATGTCCTTGTCATCCCACCAAGCTCTCTGAACATTATCCTTTGGAATCTTCTTGATCTCTTTTGAAAGCTCTGCCAGATCCTTGCGGGAACCATTTATCGCTTCCTTTGTTGGAGGAGCAGCAGTTTTATTCTGCAAATCTGTAGTCTTCTCATCGATCTTTACCTTTGTCTCCTCTACCTTTGCATCTTGAGGAGTCTTAACTGAAGGCGCTGAGGTTGCAGTAGCAGGAGCTGGAGCTGCAGAAGTTTGAGTCTTCTGCGGGCCAAGAAGTTCATTAACTTGCTTCAACTGTGCTTCAGTATTTTTTATTGCAGCACTTACCTTATCTAGCTCATTTAATACAGCTGTAGGGTTCTTTTGGTTTTGGTCAAGAGATTTTTTTGTTAGTTCCGTCTGTTGGGCTTTTAGTACGTTAAGTGCGCCTTCTAGATCATTCTTCCTATCTATTAAGGAGTTCACGGCTACACCAGGAATACCAGGCCCACTTATAGATTGTGCTGCAGAATTTGGCTGTGTAGAAGATTGTGGGGTAGAAGTATTTCGATTGAAGAACCTATCGTCTGGATTGGTTGAAGTAATTATAGGTTGAGTTGAAGGAGTATATGCATAGGGTTCTTCATATTGAGCCTGACGATTATACCCAAGCTCATTTACAACATTTCTAATAATTCCATAAACTTCTTCTTCTGGAAAGTTCCTTAGCAACCTACCTGCATCTGCTAAATACTCTTTCCCTAAGTACCCTTTCTCCTTAATGTGTATTTTTGTAAGTTCCCTAAGAGCATCTTTAATTGTTTTGAACTCCATCTCTGCACTTGTTGGAGCTCCTTGAGGTTGAGAAGGAGTATTTGTAACTCCACCCGTATTTCCTTGAGGAACTGAAGGGGATACTTGAGGAGGAACATTAACTATCGCACTTGGAGAACTCTCTTGAGGTGTTGTGGATTGAGGCACATCTGCTGGAATTGTATCCGGTGAAGGTACATATTGCGGAGGTTGAAGTCCTCCGGTTTTGAACTTGTTTAGGGCAGCATTTCGATCAATTACCATCTGCCCTTCAGGAGTGATAGGCCCTGGACTTGGTACAATTCCCGTTAATTTAGTCCACTGATTGTACAGATCAGGATTCATCTGTGCAAATGCTGCAACATCCCCACGGTATATATCTTTTATCTGCCTCAGAGCTTCATTGTGGACATCTCTAACCTTTTGTATCCGCTCGTCCTCAAGCTGTCTCCTAATATCTGAGAATACGGAATGTACATTCCGCATTGCATTCGGATCGCCTGGACTTCCATATACCTGTGCATTTGCTACACTCATGCTCTACTCCTTATCTTATGAAAGGTATCCATAAGGATTCTGATTAGTTCTTATATCTACTGTAGCTGGTTCTGAATCAGTAGGAGGATTCTGTGCCGGTTTAGATGAGCTAGGAAAATATTTTGTTAGCATTCCGATTTGAGCTCCCATTCCGAGCATATCCATAGGATTTATATAATTCGGATTACCAACATAGGTTGGCTGCCACCACTGTGGTGCACCATATTGTCCTAACATTGCCCCTGTTTGACCATACAGATTTGATCCAAGCTGCTGCTGATTAAATCCCATTGCCTGCTGAGCCTGAAGAGCTTGAAGCATATTTAGAAGACGTGCGTAGTTTTCCTGCTGAGTAGCCAGATCCTGCTGGGCTGCAAATATATTCCCCTGCTGCAATCCACTGAAGGATCTATCCCACAGTCCGCTCAACAGCTGATTCCGCATCCTCTCAGCATCTGTTAGATACTGGGCCATTGGAGCAGCTGCTCCTTCACTCATAGCCTTAAGAGCAGCACCAGAATTGATTGCTCCCTGATTACCAAACTGCGCTGCCACCTCTTGAGCAGACCTTGCTGCAAGAAGCTTTGCTTGCTCTTGAGCTTGATCCATTCCATACGATCGATCTACCAGATGCTGAAGTTCTGGACTCTGCCCAAGAAACTGTCTCTGAGCGGCTAAGGGATCATAGCTAGAGGTGAAATTGAACTTTCCAATATTCTGGATTTGATCATCTATTAAGCTTCCATATCTGGATGTTTGACTTTGACCAGACTCCATCCAGTTCTTGAAATAATTTCGATCTGCAAGCATCTGATCCAGCATCTGCTTGGTATAGGGATTAACATTGCTTACATCACCTGGACTACCTAATCTTGTGTACGGATTGCTGCTCGACATTCCACCTAGACCAAAACCAGCAACACCTCCAGCTATCGCTCCTGGAACTCCTCCAGCCAGGAACCCCGCTCCAGCTCCACCTAATCCACCTTTTAACGCTCCACCCCAGTTCCAACCCATAACTACCTCCTCAATATGAGGTTTCTAATCCTCTTAATCTCCATCTTAACACAAATTCAGTAATTGTGTATGACCGAATTACTGACATACTTCTAACCCGAAAACGGAATAAACTTCCTGTAGCCAGGAAATTAACTCGTCCCTCATCCTGACCAACTTGAATTAGAATTCCGTTCGGTACAGACTTCCAGGTTGCTCCACGATCCGTTGAAAACCAGATTTCAAACCTAAGTTCCTCATCAATTCCCAGTCTCCGATCGATCTTTAATGAAAGTCGATTTATGGTTTTGATTTCATCTGGAGCATCAAAATCAAGATCCTGACTCTCAATAAATCCTTCTACAGGGCCAATTAGATCAGATCGTACTCCATCCTGATTAGTTCGAAGCAAATAGGAATCAATTCCCAGGAACAGCTCACGTACTACATCTGAAGATCTGTAGGCTCCAATCTCTTTAGTATATTCTCGAATGGGTAAGAGAGCATTTCCAAATGTAAAACGTTCGACATCTCCTGCATATGCCATCATAGAGCAGGATATTTCCTCATAACTCCACCCTTTTGTCTTATAGCAGAAGCTCCACAGCTTAACAATCTGCTCACTTCCTTCAGGGAATCCAAAAACAATCCGCTCATTCTTTGGATCAGGAACTACATACACTCCACTTGGATTCTGGCACCTTCCTACAGTTTCCCTAAGTACGGGAGTTCCAATAGGCTGAACAGCTAAACTTGCGCTCATATAATAAATATCATCTTGCCCAACAAAATAATGTCCATCAATCCATGAGCACACTGCTCTGGGGCCAATTAGTCCAACTCCTCCAGAGTCCATCTGAGTATACAATATTGGCAAATCTGTATAATTCGTCATCCGACCAATATAGATACCTGTATTCATGTAACACACATGGATTGCTCCAAGCCTTTTAAGCCGTAATATTTCTCCTTCTATATCTGGTAAATCAACGTAATTGAGCGCTGGAAACTCCCGATGATTCGTGGGAGTTGTCCACCTAATCCTATTACGATGATTAACTCCTTCTTCTTGTATCCCACCAATCCACAATCTATCTACAAAATAATCCACACAAGTAATCTGTGTTATGATTGGATCTTGATCTGCATTCCA